GAACATCTCCTGCTTAACCTCGGCGCGCGTGATCAGCCGTTCCTTGGCGACCCTCAGCGCCTCGGCGCTGGCCGGGTTGTCGGTGGAGATGCCGAGCATGGTCGGCGGGATACCGGTGATCGCGCTGATCTGCTGGGCATAGAGCTTGTAGGAGTTGATGATCGGGCTCAGGTCGGCGCCGGCGAGCTGCCCGGCTGTCGAGCCTTCTGGGCCGGTCATGAGGGCGTTGTAGTAGGCCTTGAGACGCTTGACCGGGTCGTTGCCGACCGCCTCCGTCAGACCCTTGCCGAAGACGTAGCGCAGCGGCATGGACAGCAGCTCCTGCGCGACCTGGAGGTTGGTCAGGGAGCGGCTGGCGGCGTCCGAGATCATCATGAGCTCGGTGATCTCAGAGCGTCCCTCGGTGTCGCCCAGGCGTGCACGGTTGACCATGGGGACGACGGTGGGGCGGTCTAGGCCGGTGTCCCTCTCGTCGATGACGACCCACTGCGAGCCGCGCTCGACCCGCCACTGAGTGAGCCCCGGGAGGTAGTGGGCGGCGTACCTGCTGCCACCTGACCTCCAGGTTCGCACTGCCTCGGTCAGGGCCCCCATGTGGTCGTAGGCTGCAGCCATCCCCTTGCCGGAGTGGGCTGTCACGCGTGGGACGGAGTCGGTGCCGTCGCCGACGATCCAGTAGGCGAGCCCCTGCACCAGGGCCTCGGTGAACGCCAGACGGCAGGTGGTGTCCAGGTCGTTGGACTGCCACCACCTCCGCAGGGTCGCTGCCACTCCGTCGGAGTCGCTGGCCAGCAGGAAGCCCTGCGGGGTCAGTGACTCCACGAGCACGTCAATCGCCATCTTGGGGAAGGGGGCAACCATCTCCAGTACACGGGTAGCCGGGGGAAGGTTGACGCCCAGGGCAGCCAGACGCACCTCACCCTCGTACGTACGGCCTCCCGCCTGTCATACCCAGCGGTGTTTGGCGGGCCTGCTGGAGCAGGGAATCGAAGGACATCTAGAACAGCCCCCACTCACTTCCGTTGGTACTGCGGTCCTCCCACTCTGGGGAGGCCTTGACTGCGCGATAGACCATGCGCGCGCCGATCACGCACACTGCGGCGTCGATCTTCTTGGACGACTTGGGTGACTCCTTCTTGATGGAGAAGCGTCCCCTGGTCTCGTTGACACGCGCGTTGGCTACGTGCTCGGAGGTCGCCCAGTTCCCGTCGTGCGTGAACGAGCGGGCCTGGATCTCCGCCAGGCACATCTCGGCGGCCTCGGCGAACTGGTAGACATGGGAGCGCATGTCCCACGCGATCGGTGCCGGCTCCTTGCCTCGGGGGACAGCCCACACCAGCAGGTCGTCGCCGAACTCACGCGGCCAGGAGTCCTTGACGTAGGACTCCCACTCGCGCACGTCAGCCCAGAAGGCCGCCACCTTGAAGCGGTCGAAGGCCGCGTGCACGGCCGAGTCGACGGCGCCGGCGTTGACGACGCCGGTCGCCCTCTCCGGCTTCCATACCCCCAGGGTGAAGACGTGCCCGTCGTCCATGCAGCAGCCCACGAGGGCCGTGTGGTCGTTGGACTTGGACCCGTCGAAGAACAGCACGACCTCCTCACCGTCAACCAGGTCGCGGTCGGGGTTGGACAGGCGACTCCACTCCTGCACGCTCGTCCAGGCGTTCTCGGCAGCGTTGGGCTGGTTCAGGAAGAACCTCCTAGCGCGTGAGGTCGGGTAGTTGGTCGCCCAGATCGTTTGCTTGATCGGCTCGATGTCCACCCACGGGCAGTCCTCGTAGACGAAGCGCAGTCCCTCGCTCAGGCTGATCTCGCCCTCGTCCGGGTCATCGGTCAGCGCCGTGATGGCAGGGGCCACGCGGGCGTCGTACAAGATCGTCTGGGTCGCACGGGTCAGCCCCTCCTGCTGTGCGCACCAGGCCTCGAACGTCGACTCGGCCACGGACCCAGCCCCCGGCACCCAGGCGTTAGAGGTCTCCATGACCCTCGCGCCGGTCTTGACAGCGTTCTGGGTCAGTGTCTCCATTAGGCCCGGTCCGCCCATCCCAGGGGTCCAGTGCTCAGTCTCGTCGCCGACCACGAAGGACACTTCAGCGCCCTCAGCAGTGCCCTCGGAGGAGGTGATCTGCTCAAGCTTGCCGCCTCCGGGCGCGTCCACGAAGGTCTTACCGACCTGCAGGCCGTACTTCTTGGCCAGGGGTGAGCGCTTGGACGCCATGGCGCGCACCATGCGCATGGTGTTAGCCGTCTGCCTCTCGCTGGTCGCGGCGATCTGCACCAGCGGCATCGACACCGGCCTACCCACGCACCCGCCCGGAGCGTCCGGGTCGAAGTGGTCCAAGCGAACCGGGCCGAGCAGCTCCGTGAGCGAGAGCACGCCCGCGAACGGGCTCTTGCCCGAGCCCTTCGCAAGACGACGGACGGCCCTGTTGTGCAGCCACCGGCCCTCCGGGTCGAGGGCGTAGAACCACAGCGTGAAGCGGACCTGTCCCTCCGTCATGCGGAAGGGCTGCCCGGCCAGAGGGCCGTTGGGCTGGAGGAGGTTGTCAGTCACCCAGGCGATCGCGCCCCAGCCCAGAGTCAGCTTCGGGATTCCCTGAGGCAGGGTGACGGTCCGCTCACGCGGCGGCGCTAGCCGGCCTGCAGCCGCCTGCGCCACTCGTTCATCTCCACCACGCCGGCGGACTCGCTCGGCTCCCCGGTCTCAGGGCGGGAAAGCTCGATACCGACCCGGCGCCGGTCGCCCTCGGTCACCAGCAGGTCGGACAGGCCGGACATGATCGCGGCCAGCATCTGGCCGGACCGCTTCGCGCCGCTCTTGTAGCGCGAGAGGTCCTCCATCAGCGAGTAGGCCAGGGCCCAGTCGGACGGCTCGTAGAAGCGGGCCTGCCCGGACTTCTTCAGTGCTCCCCACAGGCGCTGGGCAATCGGGTGCCATTCTGGGTCTGCCTTTGGGACAGACACCTTGTCGGCGCCAGGGGCTCGGGTGACGGACTTGTTTAGCTCGTCCTTGCTGCGGTGTCCGCGCAGGTCCTCCTTGCGCTGTGGTACTGGTCCGCGAGTGCCCATGACACCTCCTCAGTGCTGCGGAAATCGATGCATATTATGCAGTTGGCGGGCTCAAATCGACTTGAAAACCCGGGGATAATCTGTGCGCCTAAACGCGGAGCGACCTGGGACCGCGTAGGGAGGGGTTACCCCCGGGGTTTTAGTGCATCAGTGTGCATATTTGGATCTGGTCTAATGAAGCCTGGGTGTGGCTCAGGTGGTCGTGCTCGGCGTCGCGGTTGACGTCGTGCGGTGCCTCCGTCGCGTCCGGTGCGTGCCATGTGGCAGTGCTGGCACAGGAGGCGGAGGTTGTTGAGACTGTGGTTGTTGCCGCGCTGGATATGGTCGACGTGGTTGCCGGGCCTGCCGCAGATGACGCAGGTGCCATGGTCTCGCCGAATCACCTGGGCTCGGATCTTAGCCCAGTCCTTGGGCATCTGCTTCCAGCGGCGATGGTTTCCGTGTCGACCGGTCCAGGGCATGGCGTACTCCTGCGGGATGTGTGACGGCCCCCGCCCATGCACCTCTGCACGTGGCTTGGGCGGGGGCCCGTCTCCCCTTCAGTCCCGGGGTGTCCTTTCCCGGGTCGAGCCTGCCCGTATGGGTGGGCTCGGTGCCTGCGCCGGGAGTCGGACCCGGCCCGCGTCTCTCCCGTGCGCCCCGTCTGGGTGGTGGGACGCGCGCACACCGGTGGCAGGCGTGAGAAAACCCCGGCACCGTGTGGTGTCGGGGTTGTTTTTGGGCGCGCTTGACGCCGTGATGGTGACAGTGTACGTGCCCGATAATTACGCGGCAAGTGGCCTCATGCGCGTGTTGATCTGACCGAGGTTGACTCGGCCTCGCTGGTCGGTGTCGATGACGCCGCGCTTGACCCACTGGGTCAGGGTGTTGGGCTTGAGGCCTGGGTGGAGTGCGAGGGCGAGGCTCCGTGGCACGTACTGCTCTGAGTCTGTGGTGGCGAGGGTGTGGGTGCGGGTGGCGTCGATGATGTGGCCGTCTGGCCACCAGGCGTCGCAATCGGTGCATGTGCGCCAGTCGGACAGCCCATGCTCGGTGGGCTGGCGTGTGAGGGTGCCGCCGCAGGCTGGGCAGGCCCGGTCCTCGTCGGTGATGTCAGCGTGACCGGTCAGGGCTGCCACGCGGGCGTGATGGCGGGCGAGTTCCACGGACAGCGCCTCCCACTCGTCGGGGTGGGCGCTCGCGGCCTGGTCGGCGATGGACGCCAGGTAGGTGAGAGAGTCGCCGAGGGCTCTCCCGTACCAGGTCTGCCAGTGCTCGGCCCAGGTGGCCGCCCACAGCATGATGCCGGCGGCCGTGCGGGCGTCGGCTGGCTCGTCGGGGTCATCGACGACGACACCGAAAGGCAGGCCCCCATGATCCC